CGGCTCCCCGTTCTCGTCCACCACCTTGGAAGCATTCTGCGGATCCTTCTCCCAATCGCCAAACCAATTCTTAAACGCCTCCGTGCGCACGGAAAGCCACTGGTCTTCCGTCAGATTCGTTTCCTTCCCATTCGGGGCCTTCATGAACGTCCCGTCAGCGACCGCCTTCTTCCTGATGGACGCCTTTTCCTTCTCGACAAAAGAGCGGTAAGAAGATAGATTGCGAGTAGAAACCCCGGAGGCCGAGTAAGCGTCCCCCTGAATATCAGGATTGGGATAGGCGACTGAGACGCCTTTGGGGTTTTCTATTGTCAGCTCAAGAGTGTAAAGGAGTTTTTGATCTTCATTTTTAAGTGCAAGAGCCGTGACGTTTACGTCAAAACTCCCTATCCCCTCAATCTCCACTGTATTGAAGAAATGGTAAGCTCCGGCACGGGAGGGATCATCCTTGTACTCCTCTTCAAAACGACCATCTTCCGCATTCTCAAACAGTTCATGAATGCGGGTTGCCGCCGTGTAATGAATCTTGCGAGCCTCCTCCGCAGAAAACCCCACGGCTTTCAGATTGGCGACAGACATCTGGGCTTGTTGCGCCTTACCCACCGTCTTTCCAGACACGCGTGCCTCAATCACAGCCTCAATCCCCGTATTCTTATTAACGAACACCTTGCCCTGCAACGGCTTCAACCTCGCCCGCATCTCGGCGGCGGTAGTGATCACCTCCCCGGAAGGAATGGACACCAGGGAAAAACTGACGGAGGAATCCTCTGCCAGGGACATGGAAACCCCGCTGCCGCCGACCTCTTCAACAATACGCTGAACATCGGCTTCCCCCTGTCGCGCCCCCTCCTGCATCCAGTAGGACTCCAAACTATTGGAAAGCGCATGAACCATCTGAGCGAAATCCGCGTCAATCGGGACGCTCTCCCCGGCCAGCCGTCGGCGCTCCATCTCGTGCAGACCTGTACCCAAATCCAGCAGAGCCTTGGCGGAAGAAACCCACTGGCGCATCATCTGCAGAAAATCCTTCATCCACTGGGGCAGGCGCATATCCGCGGCCCGGGCCAATACGTCGCCCTTGGCCAGCATGCTCATCCCCTCAATCACATCCTTCACGGAAACCTCCCCATCCTTGCGGATCAAATCCTTCCTCTTGCTTAAATACCCCTCCTTGCGCAATGCGTCCTGAAGGGCCCGCAGATTATTCGCGTACCAATCCAGGCTATGCTTCGTATTCTCCATATCCTCCGTCAGGTGGGTCTCCAGCACCTCCTCCAGCAATTCAGGAACCGTCACCTCCCCCTTGTGGAAGCGGATCAGCGTCTGCCCATTCCTCATCGCCACCCGGTACGCGTTGCTGTGTACACGCCGCGAGGCGGAAACCTCCCCGCGCGCCACACCCAATTTCACGCGCTCCTCAAAAGAAGAACCCATCCCGGCAGCCTGCCCGTACGTCATCCGCGTTCCCAGGTCCTGGGCCTCGGCATTCACATCCGCCCCTTCGGCAATGCGCAGCCGGGCGGCCTCGGCCAGCTTCCGGGCCGTCTCCACCGTCTCGGCCCTCCCCATATCCTCAAACACATACTTCCCGGACTGAGACAGCTGGTCGATCGTCCTGTCCACGGCAAACGCCTGCTGGGCCTCCAGCATCCTCAGGCGAATCCCGTCGTGCAGCAGGGCCTGCATCCGCGCCGTGGCGTCCTGTTCGCTCAGCTCCAGAACATCGTAAGACTCCTGTCCCTCCGCATCCCTGACTGTCGTGGTAAACCTCCAACTCCCATCCCCCAAATCCTCCACGCGGGGCAGATTAAGAAGCTCCACCTCCGCCTGATAAGCCTCCTGACGGGCCAGCCATGAAAAATCCTCCTTCATGGCGGAAAACCCCTGGCGCACACTCTCCAGCTGGGCCGCCCGGTCGGACATGCTCAACGCGGCCTGGAAAATCTCCCGGCTCTTCTCCACGGGATCCACAATACTGGCAATCCTCTCCGCCTCGGCGCGGCCTACCCCCAGCCCCTCGATCTGCGGGGCGCCCACCCGTGAAACCCGCGCCTCCCTCGCAAACGCCGGAATCTGGGCTCCTCCGACCACAGCGCCGAACATCAGCATCTGGAAACCAAGATCAGGATCCGCCGCTCCCCTCAGCATCTCCTTCCAATCCTCAACCGTCATCCCGTTCCCGCTCCCAAACAATCGGGCAAGCCCGGCATCCAGAGGAGCCTGGAGTGTTGGCTGAATAAACTCCTCCATCCACTCGGAACCACCCGCGGCCAGAGACGCAACGCCGTAGCGCAGCGCGGCATTACCGTACAACCCGCGCTTCATCATATCCGCAGCGCTCCCCATATACCCGGCAAATTTGCCGGCAAACGGCATCTTTCCGCCAAGAAACCGCAACGTCTTAAACAAGCTCTCGCCGCCCAGCCTCTCCACCAGAACCTCCGTGCCCCCGGCTATTCCGCCCCGTATGAGGGATTCCAGCGGGGAAACGCCCTGGGCGCGCAGCTCCTCCATCCTGTCGTTGGCGACGGACGCAAACGTTCCCATGCCGCGCGTAGCCAAGAAAAAGGAAGTCTGGGCAGCCATTCTTCCCAGCCCGTCAAACTGGCGGCGAATCCACCAGGCCCCATCCGGGGACTCGGCAATCTCCGCCTTCATCGCCCGGATTTGGGAAATCATCTCATTCTGATCCGGGGTCAAAACGCGGTACACCTGCTTCCCCTCGCTATCGCGCACCACGGGGGCAAAACTCTCTCCTGTCGGCTGCCACTCAACCGTATCCCCCTCACGCACATCTCCCAAAAGCAACTGCTCAAACAATGAAGAAGAACTCTCCATCATCATCCTCATCGTTCGGTTAAAAGGAGAAACAAACAACGTGGAATCATTCCTCAACCGTTCAGCATCCGCCTTATACAAACCAATCACGGCCTCGGCTGCCATGGGATCTTCTGTTTTTAAATCCAGTAAAGCCCTGGCAAAATCAAACACATTGGCATCCGTTATATTGCCTGTCATCTCATCCCGCGCCTCCTGGCGGAAATCATCCATCGTCCTGGAAAACGGATTGGGCAGCCCCCCCCAACTCAGGGAAGCGTCATTTCTGGAAACGTAACGTTCCCTCTCTTTGACATACGCGTCCGCAAGCTCTTTGGCCCGTCGCTCTACGGCGGCCTCCGGCTGCAAATCAAAACCGCGCCCCCTCAGCCAATCAGCCGCATGCTGGACGGCCTGTCCCCAGGGAGTTCCGTACCCGCAATGCAACATCGCAAAATTTTCCTCCTCCGGAGTCAATTCAACCTTCCCCAGAGCCTCCAGAAAACCTTCCCCATTCATCATGGCGCGGATAACAGGAACAGCCTTTGCCGCAAAACTCCTTCCCGCTTCCGCCTCCTTCTCCTGCGCCTTGAAAAATGGTTGTCTGCCCGCGTTCCACCTGTCCCATACATCCCGGCTCCCGCGGATCCCCTCCGGGGCATCCACGGAAGACAAATACCGGATCATGGAATCCCCGTCCCTGTCTCCCGGCCTGGAATAAAACTCTTCCAGAACCTTCTCGCCGCGTACCCGGCTCTTATGTTCGTCCGGCACGGCCTCAAAAGCCCTGACCCACTCCTCGCCGTAAGCCTCCGCCACCTTCTTCCTGGCCTCGGGGTGAGCCTTCCAATCCATCCCCAGCGCGTCCAGCCGTTCCACCTTCTGCTGATACTCTCTCCTCTCCCTCTCCCCCAGCGGACTACCGTAATTCTCCAGAGCCTGCCTCCGCTCCCACTTATCCAGCTCATTGGATAAGGCAACCCTCGCCGGGCCATCCTCCAGCGTATCGTAAACCGCCAAAGCCTCCTTAAAATCCAGACCGCTCCCAACAGGAGGCGGAGGCTCCACCATATCCATGGTCTTAAAACTCTGATGGGAAATCTCGCCGTAAGGCTCAAGCCCCGTGACGCGCCCGGCATCCTCCAGCTGCAGCCGGGGAGAAAACGCTTCCTCCCGCAGCCCCTCGGCAGGAACGCCTGCCAAACTGTTTTCGGAAAAAGAAAATTCATTCATAACGTGTTAAAAATAAAAAATTAAAGAGAACTGCGATACTTGCGTACGCCCTTCACCCAATGCTGATTGAGATTCCGGGGGTCATTATCCGCTCCAATGGGCGCATAAACGGCTCCGATTTGCTCAATAGTGGTTAACCCTTTATCAAAATAATTCCTCTTGAGATTCCTCATGCCGTAATCAATCCCCTCTTCCACAGAACCAAATGAACGGGGCCCGCCGCCATTCGGACTGATGCCCATGGAATTATTCTTATTCCGGAAAGCGGAGCTCGTCCCCTTGCCGGTTTCGAGCATAGCAATAGCCATGCCAATCTTCACCTGATCCGGCGTCATGCCATACTTCCTCCCGGCGTCAATAAACGCCTGCCCGTAAGGAGCCAGCCCACCCAAAGCGGACTTATTCAACTTCACGCTTTTCCCGGCGGGAAGAGCCGCCTCCTGCTCCTTCATCAGCTGGTCTGGATCCCCCTTGATAATCCTCATATCCACAGCAAAAGACCTGCCTTTATCGTAGAAGCCCTCTCTGGCGACGGCATAAGTCATCACAGGAACATCCCCCTCGCACGCGCCCACAACGCGGAAACGGCGGAAATGCTCGTTGTCGAACGTCGCTTCCACCACACAATTCTTTAATCCGTTGCCATAAAGGGCATCTTGACTCTCGTGGAGCTGTTTGGCATACGATGTAGCAGTCTCCGGAGAATCGAACACGCCGAGATGCTTGCCTGTCCTCCTGAACTGTTCCACAGCATCGTCATCGGAAAGAACCTTGCCGTCCTCGGAAACGGTCGGAATCAGATACTCTTTCCCGTCCATCCCCACGGAAATGGAACGCACGGTGCTGATGGTTCCATCGGCATTGTGGACGACAGGACGGTTCAACAAATCAATGTTGCCGGGCTCAATCATGCCTTTGGCGCGGGCAGGGGATAAACCCTCAATCATCTTCCTGGGCAGCAAAACGCCGGCGGGCAAATCCTTCCGGGAGGAATCGACCCCCAGGCGCACGCGCTGCATGGGCGCCTCCCTCTCCGTGGAATCCACCCAAAACTTCCGGACATTCTTTGCCGCCCACTGGGCAAACTTCGTACGCTGTGCATCTCTGGCGCTTTCAATACGGGAATCCATCAGATCCACCCCTTCATCCACAAAAGAAACATCCCTGTTCCCGGTAATCTCCCGGACAATATCGATCAGCTTCGCCTGCTGCTCCGCCAGGGTGGCATCCTTGCCTTCGGTCGTCCGCCAGGAATGGAACCGCTCGGAAACCTGGGCGCGCAATCCGGCGGCATGATTCGCCCGCGCGTACGCCATATACTTATCCCTGGCTTTTTCGGGTGTCTCCGTTCCCGTCAACCCCAGCTGCCCCATAAACTCGTCGCGGAACTTCCCGCCGGATTCCCATCCATCCTCATTGCTGTAAGGCTGATTCTCCGCGTTGAACGCTCCCTGATTCAGCAACGCTCCCCGCTTCTCCAGAAAATCCAGGCGCCCTTTAACATCAATCGTGGGCGTCTTCAACTCCTTGCGCATCCTGTCCGCATCCCCCCACTGGCGGGACAGCCACTCCTTATCCAGCCCAAACCGGGAATACTTCTGGATAAAGGCATCCCGAGCCACCTCGCTCTGCTCCTCGGACAAAGAAGGATTAAACGCCCTTGCCTCCTCGGCGGCCGCGGCGGTAATCTGCGGGCGCGCCTCGTCCGCTCTCCCCGCTTGAAAAGCGCGGATCCATCCGCACTCTCTGGCCGTGTAAAACCCGGTCCACTCCGGGCCGTCATCCTTCGTTCCGGACGTACCTTTGCCCTTCTTGCGCGTCAAAACAAAAGAACTGAAAAAACTGTCCGCGGCGGCTGGCCTTGCCTTCCTGGCCAAATTCCGGCGCATCTCGTCACGTTCATACGGAGCAAACAAACTCTGACAATAATCGCTATCCAGAAAATCATAAGCGCCTCCCGGGTTAGTCGCGGCCAGGTTCTCAAAATGATGGCGGGCTCCAGACTTATCAACACGGGAAATGCCATTCCTCATCGCGGTTTCTGTAATAATGCCGGCTTGATGGGCTTGGGCATACCGTTCCTTGGCGGTCATATAATCTCCTCGGTCCAAATCCCCCTTCAACCCCTCTTCAAAAGCCTGCCTGGACTCCTGAATCTGCCCCTTAAGAACCAGCTCGGAAGCCCTCCCCTGGAGTCGGCGCATCACATCCTGCTGCCTGGCTCCGAATCTGGAGGCCTCCTCCTGGGAAACAAAACTCCCCTTCAACTCGCGGAACTTCCCTTCGTAATTCCGTACAAACGTATTCAGGGCGCTCTCTTTCAGCCTCCCGTCACGATCGTAAAAAGACAGCTCATGACCGCGGGCAAACCCCAATCTCCGGGTCATCTCCTGCTCAAACTCGCTGGCCAAATCATTCATCTGGCCTTCCAGCCGCGTCTGCTCGCCGAAATCCTTCATGCGCTGGTACTGGTGGGCAACATCAGACACAAACTCCTGGGCATTCTGCAGCGCCCTCTGAACGGGCTTGGAAGAAACATCCGGCATCTGGACCGGGGCAGGGGTGGAGGAAGCCGCATTCATCCGGGTTCCTCCGTACATGGGTTGCTGTAAATCACTCATCTTCTTTCATCTTGAAACGGTTAAAACTTAAAAACCTGGTGATGGAAATCTCCTTCCAGTCCTCGCGTCCGCGGATGCAGCGTTGCCACCTTGCCCGGTCAAAACGCCCCTGCACCAGACAAGCCAGCTCCCTGACGGCCTCCATGCGGCCGTGGGCAAAAAGAACAATCAACGTCCTGGGAGACTCCGGATCCGGCACCCCCGCAAAAAACAACGAAGGGCAGCACCACACGATCCCTCCTCCCGCATCCGCCAGGGAAACGGTCTCCCTGAACCAGCCTGGGCGCTGGGCTTCCATCAGAAAAAAAGCCTGCTGCATGGGAGAAACGCTCATCTCTTTCCAAAACCCATGAAATTAGCCAGCAGGGAATCCCTCAACCTGTTGGAAGACTGCATGCTCCCCGGCACCATCCCCCCCAGGGAACCGGAAAGGGAATAAGCATTCATCATCCCGGAAAAAGCCCCCTGGGTTCCTCCGGCGGCGGAACCCCACGTCTGCCCGCTCTCGGTAACACCCCCCAGCAACCCGCCACCGGACATTCCTGCCGCCCCCATGACACCCCCCGCCACCGTCAGGGCCGTCTGGATCATGGCAGAACCAAGGGCATTCTGTGAAAGCATCTTATACTGGTCCGCCTCGCTGCGTGCCGCCATCATGGCCAGATCCCCCTGATATCGGGCGGACTCCGCGGCAAACCGCTTATTGGCATCGGAAACAGCGTTGGAAAGGGCCGCGTCCCCAATGGCGCTCTCCCACACATCCGCCACCGCCACCTCCGCCTGGCTGCCGGAACCCTCGGAAGTAAAACCGGATCCGCCGCGCTGTGCCCGTGCAGACCCCATGGCGGCATTCTGATTCTGGCGCATCCGCTTCATATTGCGGGCGGCCAGGTGGGAATCGGAAACCGCCTCCGCCTCCAAGGCGCGGGCCTTCTTCTCATAAGCCGCCTGCGTGGCGCGCCCGTTGCTCAAAGCCGCCTGCCCCTGATACTTATACTGCTGGGAACCCCCGAAATCGGAACTCATAACATCAGAAAATGGAACTGCTTAAAATCTCTGTTAAAGGATCCTGGTCATTGGAAGAATGCTGGCAGGTGTCCCAATAAAGGGCCTTGCTTAAAAACGCCTCCCCCTGTCCCTCCAAAGCGGCCGCAAGCTGGGGAGAAGAAGCCAGCTTCAAAGCGCACCTGCCCGCCAGAAGAAACACAACGCCCTTGATAAAAAACGGACTGTGATCCGGCAGCACTTCGGAACGGGCCACCTCATCGGAAAGATAATCCACCACCAGCTTATCAGTCCCGGCGGCGCGCTTCCCGTAACGCTCAACCACCAAATCACGCCCCTCAATGCGGAACAAATCCGCCCCCACATACAGCACGCGCAGGCAATCATCCGGAATCGGATGCCTCATAACGGAGCGATCCATCTCAACACGTTTGGTTGCCCAGGTCCATGCCCCGAACAACAGCGCTTCCCGCAACACGGTAGGCCACCACAAATCAACGGTGCGACCGGCTGGGGAACCCTTCACATACTCCCGGTCCCCAAACTGGGCCAAAGCCTGGTTAAAAACGGTCACCTTATCCATTTGAGGCATCATGCCACATCCCCAGGCCTGATGAATACAACCGTAACTTGAACAAATGAAAAAAAGAAAGGGCGCCCCGCACAGCAGGACACCCCTCCGAACCAATAGTCAACGCAAAAAACTAACCGGAAATCCCCACCAGCTTATTATAATAATCGGTAGCCTCCCGCCACTGTGGATGCGAAGGATCGGCGATCGCCTTATAATAACGGTGATTGGGGTCGGACAAAATAGCTTGAGCCTCGTCGGCAGGATCCGTCTTCGCCGGAATCTGGCCGCCGCCCTTCAAGCCTCCCTCGCCTGTCAGCCGGGAAATGGCGTGCAGAACGCGGAACCCGTCCGGACTCGCAAACACAGCCATCTTCTCCATAGAAACGCCGGACTCCACGGAAAGCTTCCGGGCAAACGCCTTGGCGGCAGAAACATTCGTCTCATACTCCGCTCCCCATTCGTCCTTCAACGCCTCGTCAGCCTCCTTAAAAGCCTCCTCCTCGTCCGCGCGGATGCTGGCGGCCACCTCGGAAAGAAACTTCCCGGCGGCATCGGCCGGCAGCCCTGCCGCCCTGGCGTGTCCCTTCAACATATCTCGCAGGGCGTCATTCTCCACAAACCCCTCTCCAAAATCAATCTCATACTCGGTCTCCTCCTGCGGAGAAAGCGGGGGAGGACTGCCGGGATCCGGAACGGGCTGTTCCGCACCCCCTGAAAAATCGTAGGGATTGGGCGGGACTGGAGGATTCGCGGGAGGCGGACTGTCCACGGGACTTGCCGGGGGCGGCGCTCCGCCGCCGGGGCCTTCTCCTTCGCTGCCGGGAATGGCCTCTTCCCTCAGGAACCTATTGTGGAATAATCTATTGTATATCATAAATCAGGGTTATATTGTTCGATTTCGTATTTCACCCACAGGAGCATTTCCCTTTGGGCGTCTCGGCGCATCGCGTCAAGGGGGTCGTAGGAACCAGCCTTCCCTTGAAAACAGGGCAAATTCGTCTGGAACTCCTTCTCTAAAATATCCAGCACCTCCGGAGTAAAAGCCTCCTTCAGTGCGGCTCGCCTCCGGTTGAGCCTCTTGAGAAACTCAACCTGTTCCGGTGTCGGCTTATCTTCAAACATATTCATCATGATTCCGTATTAAACTGTGCGGACGCCGCGGCACTATCCCTGCCGGCCCTGGCCAATTGTTCCGCAAGGGCGGCCTGACGCATCTGATCCTCCTGCGCCTTCTCCTCCTCAACCATCTTGCTATTCTCGGACGCGGACACAATGCACTTGGACGGGGCGCCGGAACTGTCCCACATAAACCGCAATACCTCCCATGCCTTCATGCGCTTGGCAATGCGGGTATCGCCCGAAACCTTGATATACTTCGCCAACCCATTCAACACCCCCTCAAGGCCGTACCTCTGCAAACGGTCAAATGCCTGGGCAATCTTGCCCAGATAGCGGGTGCGGGGAGTCCGCAACTCAAACTTCTCCCCATCGGCGGAACGGACAAAAAACTCATCGGGCGCGTCGCCCGGAAGCACGGCCCCCTGCGTATTGCGGAACATCAGGCAGACAATGCGATTCATCATCGTCTGAAAATCCTGCGAAAACTGAATAAAAGAAGAAAAAAAGCAAATAATGCGTTCCGACTCGCGGGCATTCACCTCCGTAGCCGTCATCTCGCGGTCCACGCTTGAAACCACCTGGAGAATATCATTGAAAAACGCCTCCCTGATCAACTTCTCCTTCTTATCTTGCCGCTCCAGCATAAACCTCACATCCCCCACGTTCGCCCATTCCCTCGGTAACTGTGAACCAATAAGCTCATCCGGAACAACCGTCTTGCCTCCGGCCCGCAAATCAACCTCCTTTGCCATCTTAGCCGACACGATAACGCTGGGAATGGCCGCCCGGCTGCCGGCCACATCCATCACCCGATCCATCAGCAGGGTAGCCTTGATCTCCGGCAGCACAGCCTTCCCCGGAGCCTCGCCGTAAGAAGAAACGCCGCCCTTCAAAAAGCGCGTCACCAGAAAAGGAAACTCGTAAAAGCCGCCGCGGAAAACAATCTTCTCCGCCTCCCTGGCAACATACACGTCCAACCACTTGCGGCGGCCAGGACTTACCATGTCGGAACCGAACTGCGCCCGGCTGTTGGGCAGTACAAGGTGAACAAACTCGAACATCTCGGTGTACCGCCTCTCCGCATTCTTATACGCCTCCTGAATCTTGACAGGCAGATTACCCAGCTTAAACATCTCCACGGCCTGCTGGGCAGTAAACTTCAACGTCCGCACCAGCGTATTCACCTCCCCGTGGGCTCCCTCGGCAATCGCATAAGTCCCGGTAGGAACGTGTTTGAACACCAGGGACCCGTCACGGGAAACATCTGCAAACATGCAGCCTGTACCCGTCAGGCAACGGTCCAGGTAAACCTCGTGGGCCGCCGCATAGAAATTGGAATCCGCCAGCGCGCGGTAGACGGCCTCCGTCGCTTTGCTGTACCAATCATCCTCATCGGTGTAATCATCCCTTTCCTCCTGCGGTCGCAGGGAAAACCACTTCTGATCCATGGGAGTAATAAAAAGAAGATGAGCGGACGCCAAATTCAAAAGGGACTTATGCGCCACCGGAGAAAAACTGGACGCAGCCGTCATCTCATTAGCCTGTTCCTGCTGGCGGGCCTTCCCCTCCATCCTCGGCATGATGCGCCGGCGCAATTCATCCCAATCCCCGGAATTCTTATTCATCTCCGTGAACAGGGCGTCTGCCGTCCTCAATAAATCTTTAACATTTTCCATGAATCTCCTGTGTAAAAATCAACCCAGCGTCTTCCTTAGACCAGCCAGGGAAGAAAGAGGATTACTCCGGTTCGTCGTATTACTAAGCTTCAAGCGGCGGCGGGCAGACGAATTCACCGCATCCTCCGCTTGGGAAACATCCTTGGTTTCCGTAGTAATAACCTTCTGCTCCGGGGCATTCGCCATGGCATCAGCCATAGCGTTGGCGGCGCTTGCCTGCTTCTTGGCCGCCTTATTGGCTCCATATCCCCCGAACGTGGCGATATTTGCCAGGGCCCCTCCGACAGCTTTTAATGGATTTGAACTCATAACAACTAATGATGAAAACAACTAAACAAGCTCCTGCGCCATGCTGAACGCATCGTCGCAGCGGTTCAGCCAGCCCTTCCCGAACACAGGAAACTGCTTGCAAGAGCGGTAAAACGCCTGACGCTTCTCCTGCAGGGCGATAAGGAACACCGCTTCACCCGTGGCGGCCAGCTGGTCCTGTAGTTCCTGCCGGGTCTTGGGGCCGACAATCCCGTCCACCACAAGCCCGGCGCCGTGAATGTTCAGCGCGCGCTGCAAAATCTTCCCGGTATTCCTGCTCCCGGAATTGAAAAAATGGTCACGCAACATAAACTCCGTGGCCGGAAAAGCGTCGGAACCCAGCCAGGAACGCACGGCGGCGGTATTATCCAGGACGTACTGGAGACAACCTTCCCAGGCCTCTTCACGTCTTCCGGCATCCAGCAGGGCCTTCAACCTGTTAAACACGTCCGGTTCAATACCGTCGCAAATGCCGCAAATCTCCCACTTGCCGCCCTTGTCGGCGGCGGGAAGGCGGGAAACGCGCAGGGAATCCGGCCCGGTGACGAGGCTGTCTTCAAAGCGGAGGATGGCCGCAGCCATCTTTCTTTCTATAGTATTCATTCGTTCAGATTGTCGATAAGTTGCACAAGCCGCTTGCCTTCCACGGTGTAGCAATGGCACCTGGCATGCAAATGCCACTCATTAAATTGAGCCAGGAAAAAAGCGGCGTCTCTTTCGGTAAGAAAAATTTTCATCCACTGCTCCTTTCCGGGTTCGTCCACAATGAGTATGTACAGGGTAGGCATGCGGAAAATATTGATTATTAACTAAAGGGAACTTGTAAGAAAAACTTTACAGTTGGTCAGTAGTCCGCTCATCGGACGAACACAAGGCTAGCAATGGGGAAGCAGAACGCGGAAATGGCCGCCGTCGTATCGCCGCACGCGGCAAAAACGCCGGCCATCACGAACCCCATCAGAGGCAGAAGAACGGAAGGGTTCAGCAGCTTATTCACCGCTACGGCCTCCTCTCTGATGTTCCAGGGCGGAAAGCCTCCCGTCCATGGTTCGCAGGATTTCCGCTGTTTTGGCGGCCGTCTCCGCCTGTGTAGCGGCAAGGGCGCGGAAATCGCAATACACGAACACGCACGCCGCGATGCCGATAAACATCACAATCGTATCCTTATATTCTCGCACAACGGCCAAATATTCTTTAAGGGGTTTGCACATGGCCTTATTTCTTGGAAGGGATGACTTGCACGACGGGCGGAACGTCCGTTTCCGGCAGGGCCTGACTGTAGGAGATATGCCCCGGTTCCAGCACCAGGCAGGAGCCGTCCTTGCACACCTCGGCGCGGTTCGGGGTGACGTCCACGGAGTGCCCGCAGCCGGACAGGGACATTCCAACGCCCCCAAGGACAGCGCCGGCTATACCCACCCCGGCCCAGTAGAGAGCTTTCCGCCAGCCGGATGTGCCTGACGCCTTGACGCCGAGATAGTCGCGGATGTCTCCAAGGGCGTGCTTGCCGATGATGGAGAGGGCAGTATTTGCCACGGCAACCCATCCTTTCTGTTCGTTTTCGGTCAGGTCTGCCCAGTAAGGGATTGGAGTGTTGGACTCATTGTGTGCCTGGGCTGCATAGTACATGTGCATTTCTCTGGCGATAGCCTCGGCATGATTGCATTGATTATTAGTAGTCATATGATTATGTTGTTATTGATTAGTAGTGAAAAACTTGAAAAACTCCACGGCGGCGTGCGCGGTAATGACGAACTCCGGGTAGTCCGCGGCTGTAAAAATCCTGCGGCCTTTGGTCTCCGCATGGACGGCCTCAACGGTCAAAGACACCGCATCAATCATTGTATAGGCACCATCCTCCGCAAGGGTCAGGACATCTTTTCCCAGCCTTGCCCATACCTGGACGGCTTGCCAGTCCTCGCCCAGTTCCACCAGAGCGGCAACGACGGCGGCCATGGCCGGGGTCTGTTCCGCTGGTATCTCGTCCTGCGTATAGCGCGCCGGAGGTCTATAACCGCCCTTGTCCTGATAAATGGGCGTCAGGGTAAATTCATCCCACTGTCCCGGCTGGGGAAACTGTATCTGTATCTCTGAATTATTCATGCTCAATCTTCGGTAGTCGTTTCGGCTTCCGGATCAACAAAATCCTCCACCGCCTCGGAGACAATGATATTGCTCTCCATGGAGGAAAACCCGTAATATGCCGGATTGACGTTATTGCAATGCAAGTGCATCGTCGCAGGAAGGAACGCTCCGGCCAACGCCCAGCTGTTGGTATTCTCAATATCAAGATAATATCCGGAAAAGGGATAAATACTCTCAAAGCAATGAACCCCCTTCACCGTGGCGATCTTGACGCAGCCGCGGGAAGAATTCCCGCCATGCAGCAGCCACAACGCACCCCTGTCTTCGGTATCGTATCCCCCGTCCTGGTATTGCTCGTAAACCACCGCGTACACGCAGACGGGATAACCGGAATTGATAGACGGCTCCGGCGCGAGGGCCTGCGTCGTCTTCATCTTCCATTTCTGCTCGGCATTGGAATAATAAATCTCCCGGACACGAATATGATACCCTCCCGCGTCCGCGTCCCGGACATGATCAAACGTAATATCGATAATCTCCCCAATCCTGTAGCCGCCCGCCGCCCGACCCGGGCCCAGCGTAAACGCGTCCCTGTCCCTTCCCATGCGCACGACCGTTGTCATCTGTCCGAACCTGGCCGTGAATTTAGCGCTGACAGCCGGAAGGCGCACCGGAGCCACCCACCCCCGGATGCTGGAATAATTGTGCATGGGCCTCGCGTTGGTCACGAGGCCGCATTTCACGGTAAAAGAGG